ATGATCTACATCGGGCTGCCGCAATGGTCGCACCCGAAATGGGCGCGGCTTGGTATTCAGGGACTTGAAGACTACGCCCGACACTTCAACTGCGTGGAGCGGGGAATTTAAAAATCACTAAAGAACGCCCAAGAGCATGTGTATTCTTTGTGTATTCATAACGTTATAAACATAGCTCATATGAAATTCGCTAAAGTTCATATGAGCACAAATGCCCCATACGTGCCCCAGAACATTTTAGTTTGCCCCATACATGCCCCATTAGATTACCGGGCATTCGTCATCCACCCCGTTCTGCGTATCGACGACGAAATGGGTGACGACGCCGATCACCTGCAACTCATTCAGGCACTCTCCCTCTATCGGATCACCATCATGCGTGATGAACGCCTTCCCCATAAACTTCCCGAAATAGGTACGACCATCCAGGCTGGCGAACAGCACGTCGCCTTGCCGCGCTATTAACCCCCTGTCGACCACAGCCGCGCCGGTTGATGTCTCAATGACCAGGCTGTTAGCCGTTAAATTGCATATGATGTCAGCGCACATCGTTGTTTCAATGTAATCAGCCGCTGGAGACGGGAAGCCCATTATTGAACGTACCCCATACTGCGTAGCATCCACAGCCGGTTTTCGCTGGTATCTGGTGTCTTGTCCACGAATCCTGTCTGGTATCGCTCTATCCACTTATTGGCATCAGCCAGAGTGTAATGCCAGTTGCGATTGCGCAGTTCACGCACGAAATCCGCCGTCCGCAAGCATTGATAGCCCTTGGGGTTTTTGTGTATTGCCGCAACGAACGCGCCGCTAATGTCTGATCTGCGTGCCATAGTCTCCCTCCATTTATACTGTATATATAAACAGTATTTCAAAGGGGAGATTTGGTCAATACCAAAAAGAAAGCCCTCACATGGAGGGCTGTGTTTGTAGGTCAGTAATCCCACTCAAGTCCGGACAGCGATACGAACTGAGTTCCTGCTGGAAGCGTCCCATCCTGAACGCGGATGTGATCTGTTACTGAGATATGAGAATTTACAAAGCCTGTCGAACCAAGCATCAATGCAGTATAGCGACCGCCGGGAGAGACAGGCTGCAACGCAGCTGGCAGCGATACTATATTTGCTGTCGCGCCGGAACCTACCTGCATAAATCCACGCACTGATGCACGATAGTTTTTCAGGGAAAATTCATACTGCTCATTCTCAGATGATGCCGAATTCCATCCTAAGGTAAGAGACGGGCCGGTGCTGCCTCCGTCCATTTGAAATTTAGATTTAGTAATGATGCTGTAACGCTCGCTACCAACATAAATTTTTGCATAGGTGGTCATGAAATAAAGGCTTCCAACCGTGGTCCCTTCCACCTGATCGATGAAGATACGTGCAAATGCCAAAGCTGTAATCATTGCATTGGTGATGTTTACACCCTCGCACCGGCCAATAGAGAGCTGAGCTGAGGGATTTTCAGTAGGCTGATTTAGGTAAATTCCACGCTTACAGTTTGAGGCTCTGACATGATCGATTCTGATGCGTGATGAACTATTATTTCCGTCAATAATGAAAGCATACTCACCAACGATAGCATTGTTATCAGCAAGACCATCTGCAACAATATTAACAATATGCACATCAGCTAATGGCATTAATCCGGCACCGTGCACTCCCCATACTGCCCCGCTTGTATGTACACTACCAATATAAACAGGACCGTTGAAAGTCCTGGCATTTGGGTCAATATCCACGCCATGTTTAGCGTATGCTGGTTCAAACCATGGGCTAGTGTTTCTCGGTTTATAGGCGTAAGTGAAGTCGTGAACGAAAACGTTACCGCAGTTTGATGATCCATCTGCTTTGATAATTAGTCCGTTTTCACTTTGGCAGTATGCAAAAATACCCGTAGCCACTACGTCAGATGCTTTAATGATTACGCCATGTGAGCCACCGATGCCGGTGACGTTGTCTAACCGACCATGGCTATAACCTTCGGTAAGTACCGCGTGACCTAGCGCCTGGCTGTTATACATCAATCCAATGATGTTACGCAGCACAAGTCCATTTTTTTGTTCCAATCCAGTAGATGGAGCGCCATAAACAAATGCATCCCATGTATTGCCTTCAGGATGTGAAGCAGTGGTTGTGTCAGCGCCGGGATATTTTGAATTGATGTAATCTCGGCCATTGTCAAAGCCGATGTTTTCCACTGTCAGGTTATTCGCCCAGGCGATGAAGCGACCAGCAATAACCGATCCGCCGATAAGTCGAGTAAGTGTAGAGTTCCAGGTTGGCGCTCTTTCACCAAGTATACGGATATTATCAACGTTCATGCTGTCTGCATTAACGTTCCATTTCCCTGACTCATATCTTGCTGCCGGGACGTATACCGTCCCCCCCGAAGGAATAGCTGCTATCGCTTCTTTAAGTGAGGAATAGTTAGCAATATTGACCGTAGGCAACATTGCATAAGATGCGTTGAGATATGCGCCAACCGAGCCGTAAGGATAATCCATACCCGGCTGATAGCCGACAAGCCCAGCGCCCTCTTCCTTTTTCAGATCAGCTCGCAAAGAGGCATCGCCAACTCCAACCCATGCGCCTTTTTGCACTCCCCCTGTGCTATCTGGCGTTGAGCCAGGGGGTACTACTTTGGGGAAGTTGCCGTCCCACCGGTAGTATTCCCCGTTGCTCTTCCAGCGCAGGCACTCGTTAGCAGTGCTAAGGGTGCTGCCATCTTCAAAAGAATCCTTCGTGATATAGCCATAATTCAGAATTGCCTGATTAGCATTTTTCTCAATACCATACCATGTTTTGCGAGGCCTCCCAAGACGGTCTGGCCATGTCTCGTTCGCCATATCGTTGGTTAAATGATCGAGATTCTCGGCGTTATCGTATAAATCTTTAGCAGCAGCGGACCCCAGCGGATTGCCGGTGTTATAAGTCGTCATATGGGCCTCAGTAACGAAAAAACCCGCCGGAGCAGGTTCATGAGAAGTGGATTTACTTAAGCAACATTGCCGGGATAGTTGGCGTTGTCGTACTGGTAATAGAGTGGCGAATACTGCGCGGCGTTGAGCTGGCAGGTTCCGTCTGAAGACGGATCGACACTTGTAACCGTGGCGTCATACCCAACCCTTCTGGATGAGCAGAAAATCAGGCGCAGCGGCTCGATGTACGGGCTGTTCATCTCCCACTCGCTGAGGCGCAGTGCATCGCTCTCCGGAACCGTCAGTGTGTATGCATCTACGCGTTCTGGTACCAGCAGCGGCGTTGCGCTACCGTCCTGCAGGCGCAGCAAGCAACGGGGGTTTTCAAATGACCAGTCCAGCGGCTCACTGACTTTCATGGTTACCAGTGCGCCGTCGTGGATCATATCCGTGACCAGGCAGCTGATGGTGTCACTCCCCGGGATGTCATCGGTCAGCACCAAGCGATCGCCATACTGGTAGCAAAGCGCGTCCAGCTCCGTGGAAGTGGAGTGCGCCAGCCGCTGATACAGATGCTTCATCAGACGTCGCATCCCGATCCGCCAGGCCCGATCCGGGTCTGTAACCCCGTAAAGCTTGTAGTCCTCGACCTTACGCGGCGTGCCGCTGCCCTGCCTGCAATGTATGGTTTCCTCTGCCCAGGTCAGGCTGCTGACGAAAGTGACGTCCACTGCGTCGAAGTCATCCTCTGTCGGTGCTGTGAACGACGTCTGGAGCTCCTCGGTGGTTTCCTGCGGGCTGATGACGCCAACCCAGTTTTTAACCCCTTCACGTCCCACGCTGGCCAGTCCGTCGGAAAGCAGGAAATAGCTCATGCCGGCGTTGCAGATCGTCTGCAGGATATCGAGTGCTGATTTGCCGGACTCACTGGCCATGTAGTCGAACGTTTCCCCCCGCGGCGTCCAGTATGCCGACTCGAGCGCGGCGATCGCCGCGGCGTCAGCTTCCATACCAATTGATTCAAGAATATGCCACAGTGCACCGCTGATGCTGCGCGCCGGGTAACCATTGTCATAGATACGCGGCGACGTCACGCTGACGCGGCGATCGGACTGCGCGGCCAGGCGGGAGCCCGTCCTGACGGTTAGCCCGATAATGGTCACGCCCTCATAGCGCGCAGGACGACGCGGCAACCGCGAGCGAAGTGCCTGCCAGTAAACCTGATCGCGCGTGCTGCTGCCCGCCGGCGGCTCGGTACGGCGCATGCGTACTTCATACTGTCCGGGTGTAACGTCGATCACCTCAGTGAACCCTATCTGGTCTTCAGTCTGGCGCTCATACCCCAGCGCGACCTGCTGCCAGTCACTGGTGCTACCGGCGGCACGGTACTGAATGATTATCCCAACTCTGGCGGATCTCCGCTTTCCTTTGCTGTTGTAGCGCACCAGTCCGTTCTGGAAATTCAGGTTTATCTCCATACGGTCGGTGGTCTCGCCGTCAGGACAGCACAGGAAAGGCCCCAGCCAGTCATAGTTATCGTTAACGCCGGTAACCGACGCATCCAGTAATGTACGTGCGGTAAAACCTGTCCAGCGCGGATCCACTGTTGTTGCCGTGTTCCCGGCCAGGTCTTTGGTAACCGTTACGCGCGCTACGGTGATCGTCAGCGCATTAATGGCCGTTATCTGGTACTGATACCCGGAGGGGGTCAGGCTAAATCGCTGCTGACCGGCAGGCAGACCGGCGAACGGCGCACCCGACGGGTAAGACAAGCGCAGACTCGCCAGCCGGGCAGCGGTACCACCGCTGGATGCCAGGCCCGCGACGGATACAGGAGCGCTGCCGAATAAGACCACCGGCAATGAGCTGAAGGTTATGGACCCACCAGCGAACGGGCTAGACTCCTCGCTTATAATAATGCGCCCAGATTTATCGTTGGCAACTAGCCCGGATCCGTTCAGCTGACTGGTAATCGCTGACACCAGGCCGGACATAGTCACGTAGTTTGCGGTCAGCGACACAGGCAAGGCGCGGTTTTTCCAAGTAATACTGAACGTCTGCTGGCTACCGCTGAAGTCGTAGGTCTGGGGCGCGGCGCTGGCGGTGACAGTAGCGCTACTGCCACCCACGCCGGGAACAGCCGCAACCGCCGGGGAATACTCTGCGACAACCAGATCAAACTGGTCATTGTTGATTTCAAGAGTCAGCGGCATACCCACCAAAGGGGCGAGTTCATCCACCGATCCGGCGATCTCGCTATACCCGGCGGTACTGGTTACCCTGTACGTGTCCGGAGCATCAATGTTAATCAGCGTGCCCTCCACCCAGCCGGACGGGATCTCCGTGTCACTGTCCCCGGATGACACAGAGCCAATCAGCGTCACCGTATTGCCGGATACGAGTACAGCATCAGCGTCAACGGTGACGGCGGCCGGGCCGCTGGTACCGAGATCCAGACCAGAGCCACCAGCGGATGTACCACCCACTTCCGTGGAGTTGTACCAGTTCTCAGAGCGGGGATCGGCAGAAACATCTGCGCCCGGCGGGTATACGGTGTAAGAGACATCATCGCCAAAGCTGCTGACAGGCGTTGCCCCGATGCGCAGATCCTCTTTTTTGATATCTCCACTGCCGACGCCCCAGCACACAAACATGCTGGTTACCATGTCACGTTCGTTGACGAACCGGCTGACAGGCTGCACAACATAATCCGGATAGACGCGGTAGAGACCAAACACCTCACGAATGGGATCGCCCAAGCGGGCGGCGTTAGCTTTTGCCGGATCAAGCGATATCTGGTCGCCCTGCCCCTGCCCACTGAGCCCTCCCTTATCCATGGTGGTCATCATGTAGATGGAATACGCTGCTGATGCTACCGCTACCGCAACAGCCGTCCATACCAGCCAGGCGGGCGCAGCTGGTCCGTACGGGATAGGGTAGATTCGCACATCGCTGTCAGGCCGAAGATGGCAGAGCGGCCATTCCTCAGGCGGGATGGGGGCGCCGTTGACTTCGGCCGCAACGGGCTGCTGCCGGTCATTCTGGTAACCGGTAACGTTTTCTGCAAACCACTGATGGAGTGTAAGGGAGTCGTGTTCGTGCGTCTCCAGCGGTTCACCCGGCAGCCGGGACGGATAAATGCGTATGGTCACTCGTAATACTCCACGGATGAATAAAGCCTCTCAAAGCGGGCCAGCGGCAGGATAGTCACGTTACGGTGTGGGTTTGATTCGAGAACATGCAGCGTTCCTTCGATATTGACCACCACGCCCAGGTGATCGATAACCCCCCGGAATAACACGCAGCCACTGCCCCTTCTTTCGCTTCCACGCGTCGGACGTTGGCCGAGAACGCCACGCACGCCCGTGCCATCGTATCCCCTTCGCGGATCACGCCCTCAAATGCAGGCCATTCCGGAAGCCCGAGATCCCGGCGTACCTCATGCACAACGCCGTAGCAGTCAAGTACCGGCCAGACGCGCCCGCCCATCTGCCAGGTGACAGAGCGGTATTTGTCGATATTAAACATTGAAACCTCAGAGGTAGCGAAGGCCCGGAAAAGAAGGCAGCGTGTAGCGGTAGCGTGGCCACGCCATATCCAGCACATTCATATAGCCCGCGGTGATCTGCACTTCGGTTGAAGTCCATGACCCGGTTTTAATGGACAATGTGTACGGGCGCGCTGCGGGTGCGTTCAGGCTGGTTGAGATGTACAGGCGGTAGGTCAGCGTTGCGCCCTGAATATTCTCCAGGGCTTTACGGATCGTGCTGGATACCTCACCGGTAATATTACTGATGGCAAATTTAAGATCCTGCGTACCGTCATTGTTGCGGGCTGGCAGCGCAATATCAATGCCACAGCCCTGAAAGGTTAGTAGCTCGCCATTCTCAGTTGTCACCTCGATGTCGTCCCAGCCACGGGTGAGGTAATAAACGTCATTGCCGATGTTGATCTGTAGGGTCTCGATCAACACTTCGTCACCGCTTGATGCATAAAGCCGGTTCAGTACCGTCATGCGTTTGGCCACTCCCTGTTAACAGCGAGATCGATAATGTCAGCGCCGGTAATAAAGCCCGGGAATACACCCCAGCCTGGAGCCAGTAACGGACGTTCATAAAGCTCAAGCTGTGCCGAGTAACGCCAGAAATTCCCGCCTTCCAGACTTGGCCCCTCGTAAATGTCGGTGAACCGGCAAACCTTTGGGGCTTCGCCTCCGGGCGTGCGCAGGTTCATGTTGAACCAGTCCGCGCCGTCCGTCAGCACGTCGCGAAACCATGCCTCGAATGCCTGCGCCTGCTGGTCTGTCAATAACCATGATATGCTGGCCACTGTCGGTGTCGAGATGTAGCGGCGGCGCTGCCGTGCACGTCCGCTGGTCATCTGCGTTCTGACTATCGGGCTGACAGGCTGAAAGCCGTATCCCTCCTGAAGAGGTACGGGTAGTGCATCATGTGGATAGTTAATATTGGTTGTAATGGCCATCAGCGCTTTTTCCTCCCAACCGCCCAGCCGTTGTTAAGGGCTTTTGATGCCTGCCCTGAACCGCCAGCCAGATCGTTAGCCGTCATCTGGTAGCCCAGCGTCGCGCCGCGCTTCACTGCACCCTCAATCAGAGCCAGAGTGCGCTGATCTGGATCACCGTGAACCTCGAGAGGAATGGTGATGTTTGGTGCCTGACTACCGGTAGACTGTTTTCCTACACGCTCCAGCGTGGCATCCAGTTTCGCGCTGGTTTTGGCGGTGGTAACGCGTTCACCTTTTTGCAGCAACCAGGTGCCGGTTTCCGGTACCGAGTCGATACCGTCATGAGCCTGGCCCTTGAGGGCTGAGCTGACGCCCAGCATCAACACACCCGCTCCGGCAGCGGCAGCTGTGGCTGCTGACCCCGCAAGGGCTGGCCCCACATACGGCACACCAATCATGCTGGTAAATGCCTGAAGTGCAGCCATGGCTACCTGAGCAGCTGCATACTGAAGCAGCGCCGCGCCCATCGACTGAATAAAGGTGGCGGCGAAGTCCTTAACGTTCATCTTCCCTGTTTCAGCCCATTCGATAATCATATCGGTCAGGCTGCTGAATGCCTGCGCGCCAACCTGCTGCATATTGGAGTACAGGTCCATAGAGGCTTCTATTTGCGTGGCAAGCCCCGAGACAAAACCAGCGTTACCGTTATTGCGGAGATCGTCAACCTGCTGGTAATAGTCCTCCTGAATCTGCAGGCGTTCGGCCATCGCGTCGTTCAGAGCCTGCGTCTCGCTGTCATACAGCGTTTTGGTGATATCGCCAGATTGATACTGTTTCTGGAGATCAGCCTGACGAGAGAGGAAATCGGCCTGAATCTGAAGGCGATCATGCATACGCTCGCGCTCCTGCGCGCCCAGCCACCCACCAGCAACATCGATATCAAGCGAGGCTTTCTCGTTCTGGTTGGATGCATGCAGCCCGGCGGTGAACTCAGCCAGTTTGAGGTTTTCTTCATTCGCCCGGCGAACAGCGTTCAGGCGGTCAATTTCGGTAGCTAGCTGCGACAGGCGGGTTTTCTGCGTCTCGTTGAGTCCGGCCAGCTTTCCGTCAGCAATATCAAACTGAAGCCGTTGAAGCTCAGTTACCTCGACCACCTTTTTACCTGTGGTGTCGATCAGCGCTATCTGGCGCTGGTATGCCTGCTCGGTCGCCTTAAAGGCGTTCTCAAGTTTGTTGGCTCCTGCATCTGCCGTGGGCTTACCGTTAACTTCTCCTTTTCCAAGCTTATATCCCGTAGTAGCGGAGCTGCTCGTAACTGCCGGGAATATTGGTAAAGAAGTCTGGAATTTATCTAAACTGGCAAGTTTTTCGCGCAGTTCCTTTAATTCTTTTTGCTTGGCATCGGTATCCATACCAATACGGTTTATTCCAGCCAGAAAACCTTTATCGCTCAGGTCAGCTTCAAGATTTTTAATCCGCCTTTGAATTTCTACGCTTGAAGCGTTGGCCGCAACTCTTTGTCCGCCCTGAAAGTTCTCTACAAGGCGACCCAACTCCGAAGCTGCGTTACCGAGCCATCCGACAAGAGATGCTACACCACCAACCAGCTCCGATAATCCCTGCAAAACTGCTGGGTCGGTGAAAGTCTTTTTAAGATCATCCAGCCCTTCCTGAAGTGGTGAAAGATCAACTTTAGCGAGCCCTGCAGCAATCTCCATCTTCAGACCACTGGCCTGTGCTTCCAGATCCTGAAATATCTGATTCACTTTTAAAAGGTCATCTATAGATTTCGGATCTGGTGCAACACCGTAGTCTTTCGCCAGTTGAATAAACTCGTTTAATTTTTGGTTATTATTATCAAATAGCGGTAATAGCTTTGATAGATCATTACCGAGGCTTTCAAGAATATTGGTCTTTTCGGCGTTGGTATTTATTTTCCCTAGCGCGTCACCAATAGCTATCAATTGTTTATCAGGGCTAACCTTAGATAGTTTTTCCGCGGAAAGGCCCAAGGCATTAAGCGCGTCGACCGCTTCACCCGACTTATTAAGTACAGCATCACCGATTTTATCGCCGATATCTTTAAAAATGTCGGCTATCTGGTCACCTGACACTCCAGCCTTTTCAGCGGCAAACTGCCAGGCCATCAGTTCCTGCGTAGATACTTGCAGAGACTTTGCCCACCTGTCCGTTTCAGTGATTTGTTCAGAGGTGGACTTCAGTAAAGCTATTCCTGCCGAGGATACAGCAACTGCCGCGCCCGCTGCGGCTGTACCTATGGTGGCAATGGCAGAGCCCGCAGCCTTTACATCTGACTGGACTTTTTTCCGCCACTTCTCAGACGAGCGTTCTGCTTTATCCATGCCAGCAACAAAACCACCCACCTTGGCGATCAGGTCAATCGTCAGGGTTCCGAGGGATTTACCGGCCATATTATCTCCATAAAAAAACCGCCAAAGCGGATATTTTTACATTCAGGGTTTATTCGGTGATTATTACCGCCTGCTGACTAATTCCAGTTTTTCATCGCGTCTTCCAGCGACACGGGCGGCTCGTCAATATGAGGCGCGAAATCACTGATGCGGAACGACGGGGTGTCCTTACCTTTGTTGACGTTCGCCAGCACGGAGGCGATCAGCGCCGCGCCCCACTCTGTCCGCATCATCGGGTTCAGTCCTCCATACTGGCTGCGGTACCGGAGCCAGAGCTGGAACTCTCTGAGGCTGAGTCGTTCTTGAGCTTCGGCGATCGTTCTTCCGCCGATGCCGTTGAGGACGAGCTCGCACCAAACCTCATCTTCGGCGGTGAGTTCATCTTTCCCAGCTCGTTCACCTCCTGAATAGCGACCAGCAGCGCCACCGTAAGCGCCCCATCAAGCGCGCCGCGCTCCGGATCAGCTTCGCCGGTGATATCTTTGGGCGTAAAAATCGGGTTGCCGGCTTCATCACAAACCGCCGCCGCGATATAACCGGCTACGCCATCTATTTTGCCTGCGCTGGCCTGAATGCCCTGGGTAGCAGCATGGTAACCGGCAGGCCGAATGAACACCGTTGCGGTCAGCTCCTCTTCTCCCTGTTTCCAGGTGATCTCTTTTTCAATCGGGCGGCCGGTGAACGCCCCGGCTTTTTTCAGATTATCGAGCGTCAGTTGCATGATTTTTCCTGCTCCAAAAGTTATACGGGGCATACGCCCCGCGTTGCTTAACTGCCAGCTTGGACTTTCGGCACCCATACCGCCGGGCCAGAACGCTGAACCGATGCCGACGTGGCCACAACCGTGTTAGCCGCAAAATCGAACGGGAAATCGGTCACCTTGCCTTTGAACACAAACCAGGTGCGGTCTTCCGGAAGTTGGAGGCCATCTACGCTACCAGCTCCTGATCCGACTGTAGGCGCTGACTCACCATCAGCCCAGCCCACTGCCCAAGTAAGATCGTCCTGATTGTCGGACTCTGCCATGCGGTGCAGCATCAGATGGCTGAGATTCGCCGGATCCGCGTTAAGCGTCACCGTGGCCGCGCCGGGGGTACGCAGACCTTTTTTATAAGTTCGCGTGCTTCGCTCACTGAGGCAGGTATCTTCAATCTGGTCGGCGGGGTTGCCGCCAGGGCTAAACGCGGTGATGCACTCAACTTCGCTGACTGCGCCGTCCGCCAGAACATAGAGCTGTGTGCCCTGAGTCACTACAGACATAGTTATCTCCGGATATAAAAAAACCGGCTCGGGGCCGGTGTATTGAGGGTTATCGCTTCACTATCCAGTCAACGTCGAAGGAATAGCGATAGCGTTTTGTTTCGGGGTCTTTCTCCTGCCCTCCCCAGCGCGTGATGTGCGCGTGCGGCTCTATGGCATCGCGCAGTGCAGCGGCGACGGCAATGACCTCATCCACCGTGTCGGCATAGGCATCCACCTGAAGCGTGAATGCATCAGCGTCAGGTCGCTGCGCCAGGTAGTTCTCCGGCGCTCCGGTGACATTCTGCCAGACCGCATACGGATAAACGACTGCATCGTCCTGCATACCGAAGGGGTAAACGCGCAACGGGTCAGACCCCAGCAATGCTCTTACGCGCGGGCTGCCAGCGCAAACGGCGAAAATCGGAGCGATCATGGCGGAACTCCTTTCTTCTGTGCGCGCTTAATGGCCCGGTCGAGCACCTTTTCGTATTCAGTGGCAAAAGTGTTTGTCACCTCGTTAAGGTTGTTCTCAGCTGCCGGACGCAAAAATGGCTGAGCGCGCATCTTCTCGGTACCGAATTCAATGAGTCGCCAGTGCGGGGTCGGGGCGTTCTCGCTCAGGTCAGGATGATTTTTCAGCACAGCGCCATGAAGCACGCCGATCCGAAATCCCAGGTCACCGGTGCGCCTGAACAGGCGACCATTCCAGCGCTGCGTGACGTTTGCGGCAATGCTGCGCCCGGTTTCCGGATCATCAATACGGCTGGCGTTTTCTTTAGCTTTTTCGACAATCACATTACCGGCGCGCCGGAGCGCCGCCCGGCCACCTTTACGCCGCAGATCGTCACTGACGGCATCAAGCTTACCCAGCAGCGACTCCAGCCCTGTGATACTGAAATCAATACCGTCAGCCATCATTAACTCCCCGCGAACACGGCAGCGTCAGGTATTCCCGGCCGCTTTTATCGTCTTCCAGCACGCCATGAATGTTGTAGATGCGGCCCCGGTGAACAATGCGATGTTTATCCGTGATATCATCCCGCCAGCGAATGGTGATCCGGGTAGTCACTTCACTTTGCGCGGCTCGCGCGGCCACAAAATCGCGGGCAGATAAATCAACAACACTGGCCCACAACTCTGCGACGTCAGCCCAGCCATTAGTGACGGCGCCTGTGGCAGGGCTTTGGGTTTTCACCGGCTTCTGGAGCATGACGCGCCTGTTTAGCTTTCCGGCCTGCATGCTTACCCCCTGGGTTTACCGCTGAGGTAAGTGTGTACCGGGGAGTCGATCGTGGTCGTTTCAATCTCCCCCACCATTGACTGGTAAATCATCGCCGCCAGGGCTTCGTTTGACTCCGCCAGCCGCGTCATTGCGGCGGTCTGCGCTGCCATCGCTGCCAGCAGGCCGTTTACCTGTTGCTCGTTCATAGGCAATGTCCCTCCATTTTTTCAGCCACTCCCGGCGGCGTTTACATCCGGCGCAGGCCATCAGTGCCACCGCCGGTGGCGTAACAGCAGCGCTTCGACGCCCAGCGGCGTTTCCGCCAGGTTCTGCGCCGCTGCCTCGCGGTTTGCGTACCAGTGACCAATCAGCAAAAGCATTGCCGCCCAGATACCCGAAGTAAAAAGAACCTCACGGGGAGGCTCCTTTTCTTCGTGGGGAGGTGTCAGCGATTCCACCAGCGCACCGTCGCAGAAGTGCTCAACGTAATCAACAGCTGCCGAGGCATAGGCAGCAATCAGATCGTCTTCGGCGCCACTGTCAACTTTCAGATGCGTCTTTATCTGCGCCATCTGCTCCGCGCTTATTTCCACCTTTACCCCCGGTTTTGGCTTTTTCAGACTGCACAGGATCGGAAGCTCCCACCTTTTCGGTTTCAACCTCTTCGGCCAGGTGCAATTTCACCAGTGCTTCGCCGATTTCTTTCTTCACCACGCGGGTTTCACCCTGTGACACCGTTCCGAGGTGATAATGCGAGAACATACGGAGAGCTTTAATTTTCATAGCGTTTACGCGGCCATTGCTGACCGCGCCCTTTTGTTATGCGCCGGTACCGACAGCAATATCACCGGTAACGATGGCGGCAGGACGATAGTGCGCCAGCGCCAGGCGCTCTTCGCACAGGATGGTCAGCATGTTTTTCACGAAGTTATCGCGATCCTGGTTGCTGATTTCGATAGTGGCATCCATGCGGTCCCAGACCTGAGAGGCAAGGCCAAATGCGCCGACGGTAAACGTACCGGCCGCCTGCGCTGTGGTGGACACGACCGGCAGCCCCCAGAGCAACTTCGAGGCAAATGCCTGAGGGCCGCCAAGGATGTAATTGCCGTTCGCGTCCTTCAGCAGCGCAATGCGATGCCAGTCTGCCGGGTTAAGAACGATACCGTCGGCTTCAAATTCGCTGAGTGATACCTGGTAGATAGCATGCGCCAGCACGTCAGCCCCCGTATCACCTGAAGCATTCAGCGCGGTTTCATACTCGTTGGCAACCACGTTCAGACCCTGCAGGTTGTCGCCGGTACCATCACCGTTCAGCATCTGGTTTTCTTCCACCAGTGCCAGGCCATACATCATGCGGGAGTTGATATAAGACTCCAGAGCCGGCGCATCGTCCATAATCTGACGCGATGCCTGGATCCAGTGGGCGATGGTCTTCACGTTCGCCATTTCTTTGGTGAAGGTGATGTTACTTTCCGGCTTGAGGGTGCCTTCCGCCACCGGCGCCGCAGCGTTGGTAAACACGTTCTCGCGAACATATTCCAGTGCGTTACTGGTGATACGCCCCTGCGCCAGAAGATCACGCACGGTCAGACGGCGCAGGCCTGGCATGAGAATGCCCGGCTGCTGCTGCGGCAGAACCAGCGCACCGGCGGAGTTAGCACCCGAGCCGATCGCCTTGTCGAAGCTGGTTACCTTCGCTTTGGTGCGCGAACCGTCCCAGCCCTTCATCAGGTCTTCGGACACACGCTCTGCAAAAGATTTCTTCGCGGTCTGGTCGGGGACGTTACCAGCGAGCTTCTGCTCAAGATCGAACAGGCGCGTACCGGTGGTTTTCAGTTCATCCTGCGCTTTGGTCAGGTCGGCCTGGAGTTGTTTGTTAATTTCGCCATTTTCATTAATGGACTTACGTTGTTCGTCGATCAGTTGCTTCACTTCTTTCTGTGAATTCTCGATCGCTTTTTCCAGTACAGATAATTCAGACATGTGTTGCTCCGTTAAGCATTCCGCAGATTAGCGGCAAAGGAAGTTATGCGCTGTGCCAGCGCGTCAATGTCGCCGCTACCGGACTCGCTCCGGCCTGCGGACTTCACGCGGGCAATAAATGCCTGCGCCTCAGCGCGCGTCAGGCCGACTGAATCCCTCAGCCAGGCCTCCGCGTCACGAATGGTTTTGATACCGTCGATACACTTCATGGCGGTCACGCCTGCCAGCTCATTAGCCGGGAACGTGCAGACGCTGATTTCCCGCAGATAGGAGATGTTTTTAAAAATAAGGCCGGTGCTCCCGACGCTGTAATCGTCAGGACCGACAGAAAACCCTACTGACATGCCCTCAACAGTGCCGTGCTGCATGGCGGCTTTAAGATCTTCTGAAATGCTGAGTCCAGGCGTAAGCTGTCCGCGGACATACAGCCCTTTCTCATCTTCATGCATCGCATCCCATTTGCCGACAGGGATGGCGCGGGTCTGGTGGTTGAAAAACATGGCCACTTTACGACTCTGGCTGGCGATCACACCCGCAAAAGCGCCGGGCAAAATAATGTCGCCATCGGCGTCGGTGTTATTGAAAACCGAGGCGTACCCCTCAAAGGTCCCCTTACTGCCGTCGCCGGTAAACTTGATTTCTGTCTGGTCGAACGCCAGCGTTTTTTGAATCTCAGGCATCGTAGCCCCCATAAAAATTAAGCCCCTCCGGAGAGGGGCTTGTTATTTGTTCCGAGATCGGTGATCGGTATGTTCTGCGACTGGCGCGTTGCCACATCGCCACCGGGCAGGGGCGGCAGGTTATCCAGCCGTCGTACTTCATTTACGGTACGGATCCCGGTATTAACCATGATCTGCATAAACGAGGCCCGGCTTGTAGAATCGCCGCGCAACAGCCCGTCGAGATTATGTTCGGCGTGAATACTGCCCTGCTCTGATTCTTTAACCAGCCAGCGCTCAATGCTGTATTCCCAGCGATCGAGATAAGGTTTAAGGGTGTACTGGAGGAAGCCGAGGTTTTGCTGCTCGATGCCGGATCCCCATGAGGTGCTTTTATCCACATCCCCTACCAGATGCGGAGGTACACCGTAAAAGCGCGCCAGTTCGGCGACCTGAAATTTTCGCGCTGCCAGAATTTCGGAGTCCTGAGGCGAAACCCCGATAGCCTGTGTAGTGAAACCGCTCTCCAGGATCCACAGGCGTTTCTTAACCGGACCGCCGGCAATCTCTTTGAAGTTTTCTTCCAGTTGCCCGCGCTGCTCTTTGGTCAGTACCTTGCCGTCAGTCATCAGGATCTGCGGTGACTTCGCGCCGTTTGCGAAAAACTCACGCTGGTTATCTTCCATGGCAATGGCAACACCGGCAGACTTCGCGCTGAACGCCAGGGGTGACAGTCCGGTCAGGCCATTAAAACCAAATCCCTTGAGATGGAAGATTTCTTTCTGTGAAAAGTCGGCATATTCCGTGTCACGGCGGTACCGGTAGATAATGGTTTTACCGTTATCGCTGAGCCGCACCTCCATGTTGGCACTCATCAGCGGAACCATACTGATAACGTCGCCGACGCTGTTTCGTTCCACATGCGCGTAGGCATTTCCGTAGGCACACAGCTGCATTGTCATGGCCTCGCGAAACTCCAGCGCGGTCATGAAATTGTTAGGCCGGAAGCGCAGAAGCTTTGCGAGAGGATGCGTGCCCGGTACTTTGCTGCGCTGATCATCTTTGGTCTGGTAGACATCAAGGGGTAACGATGCGGTGACGGTGGAGATAAGCCTGATACAGGCCCACACCGTACTGATTTGCATATTACGCTCGTCAGTCACCACCGAGTCACCGACCACACCGTGCGCAGACGTTCCCGCCATCTGCGAACCTTTATCCGGCGTCACCAGTCGGCCGCCGGTCAGGATGGAGGCCATGCGCGCCCAGAATGGCGATCGCGTTCGCAGGTCAATGCTGTAATCGGTATCAGCCATGTTTACACGCTCAAAAAGTTGTAAATGAAATCGTTAACGTCACCCTGCTCTTCCACCTCGTCGCTGTTCTGCGCCCCGACGGACATTGCCAGCGCGACCATGCCATCGATGCGCCCGCTAGATTTGCCTTTTACGAATTTGCGGTTGCCCGCAGGGTCAGTGATGACGGTCGCATTTTTGGCGCACATCTCCAGGATCGGATGATTGCCGTGCTTCAGCTGCGCGCCGAGCAGTTTGGTTTCCAGCTCACGCAGCGCCGGCGACATAGATACAAAGCCCTGCCCGAATTCCACGAACCGTTCGAGTTCAGCTTCTGTGAATCCGGCGTCAATAAGGTGCGGGCGAAGAAAGCGCATGTTGTAACGGTCAAAGGCCAGCGCCCTGACGTTGCAGGTATCGAAGATGTCGCGCAGCTCTTTTGCGATAAAGGCGTACTCAATGGCCTTGCCGGGCGTTGTGTTGAGGTAACCCTGCCGCGCCCAGATGTCATAGGGCACGCGATCGTTACGGGCCTTATCAGCCAGTCCTTCCGCAGGAAGCCAGAACTTACAGTGCACATCGCCTCTGGCAGAATTCAGCACCAGCGCCGTCAGATCCGAGACGCTGGACAGGTCAAGCCCGCCCCAGACGGTGGCACCGGCCAGGCTGTCAGGTTCTTCTTTATTCATATGCCAGACGGTCTGACTGACGAAGGGGCTTTTCGCTTCCACCCGCCGGTTAAGGACAAGGTTTTCAAACTCAGCCTGGCGCGACGGCAGACGTTTGGCGCTGGCGGCCATGTCCAGCACTTCCTGCTGGTTCATGAACACATCAAATGCCGGGTTTGCTGCTCTGATCGCTTCAACCGAAAACGGATCAATATCTTCTGGCGCAGTCTGTAACCGGACCACCGTGCGCGGGTCGGCGCCAGTCAGCCCGTCATCAATCAGCAGGCTCAGGAGGTCGCTGGCATCCGGTGCCTGGGTACTGATAATCACCGAGATCGGGTTTTCCTGCGCGGCGGTTGCTGTCTCCAGTGCCTCGTAAAGCGGATCACGCGGGCCACGAACCTGGCCTAACTCATCGTGGGCCACAAAGCGCGGCGAGAATCCGTAAGCGGTTGTAGCTTCGGCGCTCAGCGCCCGGTAATAGGAGCCCAGTTCAGGGCAATGGATCTCTTTGGCTGAGTCTTTAATCGCCACGTACTGCATCAGCACCGGGTTCATCCGGCACATTTTTGAGGCGAGGTTAAAGAGGATTGCAGCCTGATCGCGGGAACGCGCCGCTGAATAAAGCTGGGAGTTGTGCGCCGCCTCCGGGCCAACCAGATAAAGCAGCATCAGCATGGCAGTTTCCACCGTCTTGGCGTTTTTACGCCCCCTGCTGATGATCGCGCGGCGGGTGCCGTGCACGTTGTCAAAAATTGCCCTGAAGTCATCCTTCATGAAATCGGCCATCTTCAGCCGCTGTCCGACAAACTTGCCCTCAGGAATGAGGATGTTCTGCTCACACCACCGGATGTTTCGTTCAGCCCGTGTAAGGTTCTTTTTAACCATCAGCTACTCAGCCTTAATCAATTTCCCAGGGCTTCTTCTCCCGCGCCAGGTTGTTATGCGCCCGCCCTACTGTTTTCGGGTCGGCTGTGGCCTGGCGCGTGATCCGCAAACGGGTAGCCAGTGAAGATGCGGAACGGACTTCACGCTCACGCATGGTCAGCAACCGGTCGTAACGCTTAAGGCCATCTTCACGGGACAGCCATTCCAGCTCGAACGCTTCCAGCTGCGTGGTGATGATCCTGGCCTGCACGACATGGCGGCAGTACATCTCCATCATGTCGCGATGGGTTTCGGTGAACGAACTGGCAGGATTGTAATTGACCAGTCGGATCCAGACATTGATCTCCGGATCGCTGAGATGCAGCGACGGCTGTAATCTGCTTTCAGCCAGCGCCGGCAGCGAGACAGCAGACGTCGCAGCGAGAGACTTTCTGCCTCGCTGTGCCATCACTTTTTCCTTTTTTTCTGGACGTTTTTAATAAAAAGACTGAGGGCGCGGTCTTTAAGATTTTGCCGTCAGAGTTTTATCCCTCCCCCCCACCCTTCCGGTCTGACAAATGAGAATCGCTCTCACTTCTCGATGATGCGCAGGTTATCGCGGGGCTGAGGGTTTGGCACCAGTCGTTCGCGGGTACCGATGGGAATGGTCAATGTAACCGTGGGCAGCGTCTCGCCTACCTGATGGTGGAGGCTGATCGCAGTGAGTGAGCTGAAGCTGATGCCATCGATGCTCAGTTCAATCAGCTTGCCTTCACGGTATTCAATCCTGAGGTCCTGCATTGCATGCTCCTTTTACCAGATAACCCGGCCTTCACTGTCGAACTCTGTCACCGTTCCGCCCTTCTCCATGCGCTGCTTCACGGAGTCGTGGCAGCGTTTGCATAAACTTTGTAAATTTTCCGGGTCGTGAAAGAGTGTTTCATCACCCTTATGCGGTGTGACGTGGTCAACGATGGAGGCTGACACTACCTGATTACGTTTAAGGTGAAACTCGCACAGTGGCTGTTTCTGCAACTGGTGGTAACGCAGACGGTACCAGCGCTTGGTGTTGTAGAGGTTATGCCAGGGTGAACTGGAAGCCATATTCACTCCAATAAAAAAGCCACCAGCGGATACCAGTGGCTTGAATGGGTTGTGGTGTACGTGTTGGCTCGGGTGTGCCGATCTAAGTCGGATAGCCATCGTAAAGGTGCGCTCGCCTTTTCCTGCTTATTTGACGATTAACACGCACACCACAATTCGTCATTATCACAGGCACTCAGTGAATGCCTGCTGTAATGCCTTAACAGTCGTCATCAGGCTTGGCTACAGAGCGACACGCAAACATGCAAGCTTTCTGCATTTCCGTTTTCGCCATAGCAACCCAGCGCGGATCTGCGCCTGTCTCTTTAGCTGTATCCAGTAGGTGGAGGAAATGACGACTCACATCTTTCATCCGGTTCATCACTTCAATATCGCCCGGCGTTAACGTGCGATAACCCTTAACGGTGCTGCCGTCCTGCGGTTTTGCTTCGCTCATTGTTTTACCTTATGGGTTAATGGTGCGCTGCGATGCGCTTTAAATGACGGCGATTAACGAACGTCAATATCAGGGATGATCACCGACGGCTTGAAGGTGACACGGTAATGGTTAACGCTGGCGTTCGTGCCGCTCAGGTCTTCCATAAACCAGGTCACGTTATCCGACAGGCCCAGCATGTGCTTTTTGTAAGTGTCCGGCCCGGTCTTGCAGATAACGCCCAGCGTTCGCTCGGTGCTGGTATTGTCCTTTGAGCAAAGCCCGGTAATTTCCAGCATGAACTCGCCGGTAATCCCGTTATAAAAAACAAAGCGCCGTTGCGCCTCAAAGTTATCAGCGGCCTTGCTTACGTTGCGGCTGGCTACATCGGCATCATTGATATCGCAGGCAGCAAGCGCCAGCACCGCCAGGCAGAGAAGCGTCTTTCTCATCACGTTTTACCAGAGTAATTGATTGTCTCGTTGCTCAGGGTGAGCAGTGGGCCGGAGTCGCGGCGCTTCGCAGCGTGGCTAACCGTGTTGTTGTGCAGCGGAGAGAACATCATCAGGCGCTCTGCTGTGAAAGCGCCTTGTGACAGTGTCTCAGGAAAAAACGTTGACTAAACGGCATTCATTCGTGAGCCATATATCATTTCCACAGAAATATTGCTGACACTTTCAGGTGATTCGCTACGTTAGAACCGTTACACACACAGCAAACGGAGAAAATATGAACCTTGATGTACTGAATTTTCTTGTTCGGAATCGTGAAGAATTAATTCGTGATTCAGCAAATGATAATGGACTAAACGAAGATAATGTTTGGGGTGTCGCTCAAAAAGTCGTGGGTGAAAATAGCATCACCGGCTTATCTGAAAAGCAACGTTACCTGTTCGATAATGCTCTACTTCCCCTCATAGAGGATGTACCTTGCCAAGGATGGTATGACGAATTTGATGGTGACGAGGGCTCGCATTTCGACTGTCCAAGCACAATTGAAGAAGGAAGGCTCATTCACTGCTACCAAGAAGAAAGCATGCTCTGCGAAAGTTGCGAAGAAGAAGAATCTTTTCGCGCTTCAAACAAACGCAGATTCATGGAAGATGATTAATTCTCCTTCGCGTGGCAGTTATCCTGCCACGCTTTGTTATGCGCCGCGACGTCGGCTTTGGTCTGCCTGTCCATCACGGCTACGTCATGGGCAGTTACGTAAATCGGCCGCACCCAGTCGCAGGCGGTATCTACAACCTCAATCCTTACGCTGCCAGTTGTCGAGCAGCTCGCGATCAACATCATCGCCAGACATATGGTTAACAGCCTGTTCAGCATCTGCCGCCCTCTTTGTTGCTTCAACGCGGCGTTCTGCCGCTGCTGCACTGCCTGCGGCCCGCTGTTCTGCCTCACGCGCCCGGGCGTCCGCCTCGGCAGTGTCTTTGCCCTGCGATTTACTGATGCGCCAGGTGCCCACCAGCAGGAGCACCAGTGTAATTATGCCGCCGATCAACCCTTCAGCACCCATTACGGTTTCTCCGTTACAGTTGGCTGTTTCACCAGGCGGCCAATGATGCCGCATACCGCCACAACCGCAGTGATGGTGCCCATCCAGCTTGCCGGGATGTTTGCTTTCACATCATCAGGCAGTTGCGACCAGATAAGCGGGATGGCGCCAGCTACTGCCAGCGCCTGAACGCTGAACAGCCGCCACCACTTACGCCAGTTTTCGATAACCATGCTCACCTCACAGTGCGCGACGGGCGCGCTTATAACGTTCAGCACGGTCATCGAGGCCGTTCTGCCCGCCGTTGATGATCTGCGTCACCCGCACCACATCGCCCGGATACCGCATGCAACCGCTGGTGGCAAAGAACCATGCCGCTGATCGGGCTGCGTGGCGGTCTTCCGCCAGCAATTCAGGCGTGGTGACCAGATCGAGTTTCAGGGCAGCACCGCATTTTCGGTAATTTTCCAGACCGGTGATCTGGATCAGACCGCGACCGCGATATTTCCAGCCATCCTGCGGACCTTTGTTGCCGTTGCGTTTGTTGTAAGCCAGATTTGCGAGCGCGCGCTGGCGCTCCAGCGGAAGTGAAGGTTCACCGGCGCGGCGGCCAAGCATATTCGCCTGGTCCTGCGTGATACGCCCGGCGCGGATGAAATCGGCCAGACCCGCCACGCTGTAGTTGAAGCTCTCCACCAGCGCGGTAAAGCCCGTTGATTCGTGGCCTACCTGCGCAATGAACATGGCCTGCTGCACCGGTTCGGTGATGCCGAATTCACGCATCGCCGCATCGATATGCGGAAACCAGCGCGCGGCTAACCCGGCGCTGAGATTAGCCGCCCGTTGAAATTGTGTCTGGTTCATTCTGGCCTCAGTACCTGGAACAGCTGCGCCACATTACCCCGAGCCCTGAACACGGCGGCGCAGATGATTAAGTTGATGGTGACGGTCGCCCAGTGGGCGTGGAAATAGAAATCGAACAGGAAGCGGAACGGTACCGAGGCATACGCCAGGATAATCAGGTACGCCAGCCAGGACGCCCACCAGTTATGTTTGCCACCCGGCTTGCGGAACATCATCAGGCGCAGAACGATCGCGGTGCATGTCATTACGTTGGTCAGCACCAGAGGATCACTTATTACCATTGGTTCCTCCTCTCCACCTTTGCAATAACGTCAGCGGATCCTGCTCACTGAAAAAAGTGAGTGTCTTGATAGCCAGCGCGGAAAGAAGTACCGCGCCCAGCGCATCAAGCGGCTTGTCGTTGTAGCTGGTCATGCTGGCGAGCCAGGAGCCCACCAGCCCGGAACCATATACCCCGGCAAAATAGGAAACGATGAAGTATGCAGATCGGCGGAAAATCGTCAGGTCTGCTGCGGTGGCCACGTAGAAAACGGCACCAGCGAACGCGCCGAACACGACACCATAATCAGTGCCGGTCAGCAGTCCATAAATGCTGGCGCCCGTTAATGCACTCGCAGCTGCAACAGACCCGGATAAAGGTTCGGACATTTAGCCCCCTCGTCATTGCTGTTGATCCTCTCAGATGAGGGGAAATAAAAAGGCCACCTGCTGGCAGCCCAATGCACTCTGTAAAAGACGCCCGGCGGACGCCTTTAGAAGAATGTTATTTTGTTGTTTTAATCAGTGGCAGAAGCAAAACAATCACACCCGCCACCAGCACGCCGTCCGCAAGGATCGACATCAACTTGCTGGTAAAGTCGATAGCGATCACCAGGAACAGCAGCACACCAGCGGCTACCCATCGCAGCTTTGCCATTACAGGTGATTTTCCAGACGCAGGCCGAGCGCGTTGGCGATCTCTTCCAGCACCTTACGCTCTTCCGATTCTACTTCCCCGTCAGCTTCAGCAATAGCCACCGCCACGTCGAGAACGTCTTCTGCTTCACGGGGATCGTGCTTAACATCTTCAATCTCACGCAGCGCTGCCCGGCGACCAATCTTAAAGTTGGTATCCAGCTGGCCGACGATCGTTGCGCTGATAGCGTTGATTTCAGAGGTGAACGCCGCCAGTGATGGCTGGTTGCGCAGCACCTGTTCGATCTTCGCCTTTTCTGACGCTTCACACTCGCCGTCGGCGTATGCCACCAGGTAAGCAGCGTTTACCACCGCCTGGGCCAGATCCCGCTTTTCGAACTTCTTGATGTCGCTTACTGCTTTACGTGCTTTTTTACCGAAACCGAACATAGTGACTTTCCTTTTAGGGGGTGAGCCAGCGCTCAGAAATGGTCAGCCCACAGAGACGGTCACACCGACCATCACTCTGGCTCACCTCTGAAAGGCTCTGTGGTTGAATTGCGCCGAGCGTAGCGCGGGTGTGAAAAAGGCCCGCATATGCGAGCCTCTGTAGATTCTTTACCACTTCCCGGAGTGGCCACGCTCATGCCCTTGAGGTGCTGTCGCTTCATCGCCGCTAATAACCGGTGCGCGTTTGGCTGTCGCGCTGCTTTACCGGAGCTTGTTTTGATCTATGATCCTCACCCATCACTACACAGGTTCGCCATTACGCGACTCGGGGCAGCATCATGACTGCTGCTTTACCTAATAGCTGCGGTCTATCCGTTTAGATCTGCATTTTATAACCCTCCAGAAACGAAAAAACCCGCTCATGAAAGCGGGTTCGGATAACGGTAGATACTAAATGCCCATCGTTGTAAAAACCCTAACCAACTTTTCCGAATTTTGCAAGCATTGTGTTGCGAAAATTACTTAAAATGCTTCTATCGTGTGACTTTGCGCAAAAGTTTCTCGGCGAAAGCTTCTTCCTGCCAGCACTTTGTTACCAGCTTATCGATGACCTCAGCATAACCGCAGTACCACTGGTGCTTCGTCAGATCCGGTACCAGCCGTTCCACAACCACACGGGCCAGGCTGGTGGGAACACGACTGAAGCGGTGACCATTACAGCGACCGCAGATCTTCTGCACTGGCACGCCATGAAGTCTGGTGCGCTTCTCATCGAGCACGGTGCCTTTACCTTTACAGCCCCTGCAGGCAGTGCTGACCTCTCCTTTCCCGTTACAGTGTTCGCACAGTTCCTCTACCACTTCTTGTTTTACCTTCGCTTCAACGCCTCTCACACCGGGATGCTTTACGACGTCCTGAAGGGAGCGGCGAACACCCTCCCCGCCACAGTGTTCACACACAGCTTTGCTGGCAGCAGATCGGGAATAATCAGCGTACGCGAACCGGACCAGACAGCCGACAATTTCATGCCGTGCTTTATCGCTAAGCTTATTCAGCACAGGGTTTCTCAGCGCCAGCGCGTAATTAAACAGCCCTTCTATAGCAGGCTGTGGATCCTGGATCCCCATTTTGGCTAAAAAGAGATTAAATCCGAGTGAAGCCTGAGCCTGAACAAAGCCCTGGGCTGCCATTACATCGGTGATCGTCAGCGCATCCCCGCCGGTGGCTGGCGTCACGTCGTTCAGCTTCGGTGATTTCGGGGAATAAAATTTAGGTAATGATTCGAGGTTCATCGCGGTCTCCACTCCGTTTACGCCAGTACGCCGATCGCCAGCGCGCGGTCTAATGTCTTCAGCAGCAGCTCGGGCTGCGTGCCATATTTTTCTTCAAACGCCTTCATGTCAGCGTGCAACTCGTCGTGATGCGCTCTGCACAGCGGGATCACGAACAGGTCATGCGCTTTGGTGCCCATTCCGCCCTGGCCGTAGCCAATGATGTGATGCGGATCGTCAGCAGGACTGCTACAGCAGACGCACGGCTGCGCCTTTATCCACCTGGTGTATTTCTCGTTCTCCCAGCGCTTACGTTTCGGGCGTCGCATAAAGGACTCCGGCGATTCCGGATCGATGCGCAGCGCCAGCACCTGCTTCGCCTTTTCCTCAATGATGCTGGTGGCCGCCGGCGCCGGTATCAGCTCGCTTTCGCGATATACCGACGGAATGGTTGCCACCGGCAGGCGCAACGCGTGGCGCGCCAGCTCTTCGGGAATAACGTCAGCCAGATCGTTACGCACCAGCCACCAGCACAGCTCCGGGATCGTCAGCTGGTGAGTATCATCAAAGCCCAGCGCCATTCGTACGAACTCAATGAGCCACTGCGCCAGGTTCGTCCGGGCGATGCCCGCCAGGCGCTCGGTGGACTGGCCGCGCAGTGTGTTATCGCAGTGCCAGCAGACGCGGATCACGCCGGGCGCATGATGAAATGCCGTCACGTTTTCCATGTGATAGGTACCGTGCGGATACTGACATTCACCGCCGCGCATCAGCCAGTTTTCCAGGCCTGACATGCCGCCAGCGCGCGCGATCACCTTCTCGTTTTCAAACACCGGTACCAGCAACGGATCTTCTGCCAGCGGCTGCGCGGCGGGCGGGATTTGCCCGGACGGTAACCCGGCCAGACGTTCCGGTTCGTTCTCCAGCAACATGCGCCCGCGACTGAAATGCGCCAGCAAGTCTGCTCCAGGACGGAACATCACCACACCCAGATCCCGGACAACGACCGGTTTGAGAAGTGCCCTCATGCCGCTTTTCCTTTCGCCAGATGTTCCGCCCACAGGCCGCCGATCCACTTGATGCCTTTGGCGGTAAAGCGCGCCTGGCTGAATGCGTGGTTGGTAGTTGACGAAGTGCCGGTCTTAACTTCGAACCGACCGAGATCGATATGCTGATGATGAGGTGTCAGCGTGCCCGCCAGCCGGTACATGATGTTTTTATCGATGAGGAACAGGCGGAACTCTGGCTCTTTGGCGCCAAGCAGTTTGGCCACCTGACGAAACGACATGGATCCGCGTGCGGTACAGTACCGGTCGACGAACTCCACCTTCGGCGCCGCAGAGGCCAGCTCCGCCGTCAGCTTCTGCTTTTGCTCTGCCAGATCAGCAGCGAGGCGAAGCGCATCAGGCAGAGATTGTGGCACATGGATTTGCTGCGTCTGTTCGAGCTCCTGCCAGCGGTCAACCAGCCGCGCGGTAAATTCTGGAGACAGCTGCGCCACAACGACGTAGCTGTCACGCTTGTTCACCAGGTAGACGGAGACCGTCTGATTGAGGTGATTTTTAACATCCGCCAGTGGCGGAAGTTGAATAATGCTTCGCTCAGCCAGGCGTTCGATTGAGCGCTTCACATCGTCATGGCGTGACTCCACCAGATCGGCAATTTCGCGGCTGGACATTGTCAGCGCGCTAGTTACGTTGATTAACTCGTTCATGCTCTTCTCCACTTATTCGGCGACTGCACTCGCCACGGTTTCAAATTTGCTGATCGTGATTTCTACCCTTCCCTTCTTTATCACTGGCCCCCACTCCACCAGCATACGTTTTACCTGGCTATCGTCCTCCCAGACACCAGCGTGCGTCAGCGCGTCGAACAGCGCTTTGTTGTAGTTGTCGATGTCCCGGCGTCGGGCGTCAGGCGGGTACAGAATGATTTCAACCGCAGCGGCTTCCACCGACGGCTTAGGTAAGCGGCGCAACTGCTCGATGATCGCTGCACAGGCATCGCTCTGATATTTGCGCCCGGCGGCGCTGATGAGATGGCGCCCGGCCAGCGGCCCCTTATTCGGGGCGCGCCAGTAGGTGTTTACGCTTGGAGGAAATGGCAGCGTCAGTTTCATATGGACACCCCGCGCATTTCGAGAAAGGTGATCGCTTCTTCCCGTGCATGCTGATCGCCAGCCACAAGCGAGCGCAGCAGTGATATAGCCTCATCCTCTGTGCTTTGGCTGTTTATTGAGATGCCCCGGCTTACGCCCGGCACCAGGGTGATCGCACCTTTGCGCTGAAGCGCACGTAGCAGTTCGGTCGCCGCGTTCGGAGACGCCGCGCCCATCAGGTCGGCAACTTCTTTTTGCGTTGGTGGGATACCGTGCTCTTTCTGGAAAGCCACGATCAGGGATAAAACTTCTTGTTGGCGGGCGGTCAGATTTTTCATGCTGCATCCTCCTTCAGGGAGGCTTTGCTGCTGAAATCCTTCAGCGTGACCCGAATAGTGCGAATATTGCAGCGCGCCGCGGGATCCATTTCTTTGATGACATCCAGAAATGTCGGGATCGCCATGCCATATTCTTTCATCGCTTCCATACCTGCGATATTCAGCCGTTCCTGCATATCGACTTTTCCCTGGTCATTCTCGGGGTAATTTAGATCCAGCCATTCGCTGACAGCCAGCTGCAAACTTTTCTCAGCGATCAGAACTTCCGCCACAGCAATGTCACCTGCGCTTACCATGACAACGGTCGGCTCGGAAACATTGTCGGAAGCCCATACGTGAGCAAATTTTGACTCTTTGAAGGTGTACTCTTCCTTGTCGCCGAACACCGCCCGGACACAGGCCCATGCTTTGATACCGCTCTTCGCAAGAATATCTGCATAACTCAGCGGCAGGATTTCTTCAGAACTGGTTACCGGTGATGGCAGCGCAACTTCATCGGCCTCATCCAGCGCTGATACGCTTTCGGCAGCCTCATCGCTTGCGACAGGAATCACTTCCGGAATATTTTGTTGCTGCATCTGGGCTAACAGGCGCAGCGCTTCGCGGCGGATCTGCGCAATAAATGCATCACCGCGGGCTTCCAGATCCTTGCGGTCGATGTAGCTGATCGCCGGGCCGCGCCAGTTTTTGTCGAATACAGCAATCGCCCCGGCGAAAAACGCTCCTGACGGAACCTGTTTTTCATCTTTCGGAATGAACCACTTCGGCAGATCAAAACCGATTCGCCCGCGGATAAACGATATGTGATCGGCATCTTCCGGCCACCACACTTCGCTGGTGGCTGCCTTGATGAGAAATACATACCGACCGCCTTTATCGCGCATCGCGCTGGCGTGCTGCATGATGTACCGCATCCCGGTGATGTATTCGCCGTCATGCTGAGATGCACGACTGTAAGGCGGGTTGCCATAGGCCGCGCCATGGAGTTCTTCGAGCCGGGCTGACCAGTCCTGCGCCAGAGCATTGTCTTCGGCAGTATAGAAATCAGGGCACTTTGAGTTTTCACCGTCGGTAAACAGATCGAGCACCAGCGGGCCGAACATGGCGTTGATACCCCAGAAGATGTTGTCTGGTGTGCACCACTGATCGCCAACATATTTGAGTTCATGCGTGGGCTGGCTGCGCAGTTCGGCAAGCGCCTGGCAATATTTGTTATGCATCATCAGTTCACCACCTGAAAGCCCTGAGGCCGTTGTGAGTAATCGGTACCGGAATAGCTCGACTTAAACATCGGATCTTCTTTTGCCGCGGCGGAAGGAGGGATTAACCAGTCGTCATCATAGTGGCCGTCAGGGCCGAAAAATGTTTTAGCCTGTTTGACAAACTCGGTACCGATCTTGCCTGTTTGGCTGACAAATTTGGCATAGCGTTTAACGCCTTCCAGCATGACGAGAGGTGCTACCCCTTCCCGAACGCGGGCATCCCAGGCTTTCAGCGCAGCACTTTTCGAGTTACCACCTGCCCGCTTCGGATATAACGCCCAGGCCTGATCAAATAAGTTTTCATTGACTGGTTCATTGACTGGTTCAGATAAGTGACTGATTCCGGGTGCAGCTCCTGCACCACTAACCGGTGCAGCAGGTTCACCACCTGGTGCAGCAGGTTCACCACCTGGTGCAGGAGATTCACCACCTGGCGCAGCCTGTGCACCAGAGGGTGCAGCATTTGCACCAGTACGCAGATTGAGTTTGTAAACGTTTGTGCGGTTAAGCCCGTTTGAGGACTTACGTTCTTCAACCGAAACCAGACCATCCTCGACCAGCTGCTTGATATGGTTTTGCACAGACCGCTCTGAAATCTCACACTGCTCGGCGATATAAGGAACGGAAGGCCAGCATTCGCCCTGGTCGCTGGCATTATCGGCAAGTTTGATCAGCACAAGCTTGCGCAGTGGATTTCCCACTTTAGCTTTCATGGCTCTGACCATTAATTCCATGCTCATCTGGACCTACCTTAATTTCCCTGAAATCACGCATAAAGATTTGGAGCGGGCTGAAGCATTCGTGTGGGTAGCCAGAACGCAGATAGATAACCCGGTGCGACTCTGGTTCCCAGCGGATGACACGGACGGGTATGCCCCGGCGGTCTTTAAACCACCTTTCGAGTTCGCGCATAACGCTTTCGCCCTCCGGTAATACACACCCACGATTGCCTGCGCGCGGCTGTGGTTACACGCCACCCAGCGGTTTGATATTCTGCGTTCATACCGAAACAGCGGCTGTCCCGGCACCGGGATCATCCGCAGTTGCGGTAAGCGGTTATTTACCGTTAAACTGTTCATGCGTTAGTTTCTCCACGTTACGACACGCCACGACGCCAGGGGCTGCACACTCGCTGGCGTCACTCTTTTCTGGCGCACAAAAAACGCGATAAAGCAGCGTTAAATGCTCCTGCCACTTAGCCATTACCTGATAGCTGTTCTCTTCGATTTGAGCGCGTTCTGCCTGGTCAATAACTCCGTCGGCTGTAGCCTGTCGAACGAAGCGCGAGTGCTCACTGATCCATTCAAAGGTTTCCATGAGACGCTGATTGATGTCGGCGTTATCCACGTCTTCGATGTCCACCAGCGGAACATTAACGCTGTTGGACTGGCGTGATACCGCATCGGCAATGTGCTTGGTGCCGCTGGCCTGCTGCAGTACCATCGCCCAGCCCATTGGAAAGATCTGATCGCCCCCGGTGCGCAGGCGGTTAAACAGCGCATCTTCGGTAACGCCAAGCCATTCAGCCGCTTCGGCGTAACCACCCGGCAAACTGGAAATGGTCTTTTTAATTGCGGTCACCAACCACGCGGGCTGCTTTTCGACTTGCCAGTGTTGTTTATCCACGGTTAACTCCTTGATGCTGTGGTGTCTTTTTTCCACGTTCACAGTTACTGTTTCGGGTAGATGTCAGGCCGCAAATCTGATTTGGTTATTGCGCCGGACGTGATTTCTTCGAGCTTTTTGGCGAGGGAGAAGCCTGCCTTTTTGTAGCCGTTGAAAACCAAGCGCAGGTAACCGCGAGTCGATTTAACGCTTACAGCTAATTCGCACTGCTGCTCTTTGGATAAAGAGTCCCAATACTCTTTCATAATATGTACCTCCTGTGTACATATTACACGAATAATATGAACCCACAAGGTACTTGTACCCTTAAGGTACACAATGTTTAATTCTGGGATGAAAACGATTCAGGAAATTAGGCGGTTAAACGCCAGAAAACTGCGTGACGGTGTCGGCGGGAACACTTACTTCGCCACCATGATCGACAGAGAACCTACCCAGACCAGCAGGTTTATGGGGGATGGAGCGTCTAAAAATATCGGCGATGCGATGGCGCGCCATATTGAAAAATGTTTCAATTTGCCTTTAGGATGGTTGGATCAGGAACACCAAACTACTAACGTTGCAAAAAGTCCTGACGTATCAGACACTAATAGAAATATTACATTAGTTCCGGTTATTTCCTGGGTGCAGGCAGGAGCATGGACGGAAGCTGGCTTTGCTGAGGTGGACTTGAGTAGCGTTGAAACTTATCCGTGCCCTGTGCCGTGCGGCCCCATGACATATATCTTGCGTGTGATTGGCGACTCCATGATCGATGAGTATCGACCTGGAGACATGATTTTTGTTGACCCAGAGATCCCGGCAAGTCATGGCGATGATGTCATAGCGCTTATGCACGATTCCGGAGAAACTACCTTCAAGAGATTGATTGAAGATGGTTGCAGTAAATACCTGAAGGCATTGAATCAAAGCTGGCCAGAGCCTTACATAAAGATAGATGGCAACTGCTCCATAATCGGAACGGTGATCTTCTCAGGCAAGCCACGACGATACCTCCATAAAAATTAATTTTAACTTGTGCCCGCGTTAAGCGGGTTTTTTTATGCTTGACAATGTACCCATGCGGTACATAATGTACCTACAAGCAACAGCGATAGGCAGGACACCCACGAAGTAGCTGCCGGTGGCGTATGAATGACCGGATGATTCGCACACAACAGGAAAGAGCATTGGTTGGAACGCACATAGAAGCTTCGTTGTCCGGGCCAGTGGCTGGGGAAGAATCCAGTACAAACCGACCGGCGGCCAGATCGGTGCCAGGTTACGCAATGCTCTTTCCGTTGTGACGTGTTCAAGCGAACTGCAGCGCCGGCCGACGCAAAGACCCGTAATCGGCTGAGTCACAGGCACTGGTGACCAATACCAAAACAGAGCGGCGGGAAGTAAGCGGGTGTAGCGCCCCGGTGTCACAACCAAAATTCCAATAAAACGAACGTGTGTAGTCTGTTGGCGGCGTCTGATCTTATTTTCCCGTGAGGGCGCCGCACTTTTTTACCCAACACACAAGAGCATCACCGGGCGACGGGCTCATAACCCAATCCACCCGGGCGGATCCCCCAACCGCAGGTGCTCTTCTGTGTTGTGTGGAGAAACTAAGCCGTAGCGCCTGTGCAGTGGCGCTCAGAGGACAACCTAATGAATAACCCGTTCTTCAAAAACCTGCTGGCTTATCGCCTCAGCCGCGATGTGATCATCGTCGACAACAACGGCACGGCGAAGCTGGCGCAGCAGCTTGAGGCGTTCCGCTTCACTCCCTGCGGTAGCCAGGACTTCGCTAAGGCTGGCTGGGTGTCGCCGATGGGCGCGCTGTCGGATCAGCTGTTCCACCTCACTGGCGGCCAACTTCTGTTGGTAATCCGTCGCGAAGAAAAAATATTGCCGAAGCCAGTGATCACCGAGGAGCTGGACAAAAAGGTAGCGAAGCTGGAAGGCCAGCAGAACCGCAAGCTGAAGAAGACCGAAAAAGACTCGCTGCGCGATGAAGTGCTCCACTCCTTGCTACCGCGCGCCTTTACTCGCAGCAGCATGATCCGCATCTGGATAAACCTCAACGACTCCCTGGTGCTGATCGACTCTGCCAGTGCTCGACGTGCAGAAGACGCGCTGGCGCTGCTGCGTAAAACTCTCGGCTCTTTGCCGGTGGTGCCGCTGACGATGGAGACACCGATAGAGCTGACTATGACCGAATGGGTGCGCTCAGGATCAGCGCCTCAGGGATTTGCTCTGGGAGATGAAGCCGAGCTCAAAGCGATCCTGGAAGATGGCGGCATCGGCCGCTTCAAAAAGCAGGAGCTTTCCAGTGACGAGATCACCTCCCACTTGGACGCTGGCAAGCTGGTCACCAGACTGGCGCTGGACTGGCAGCAGCGCGTCGATTTTGTGCTGAGCGATGACGCGGCAATTAAGCGGCTCAGGTTCGCCGATGAGCTGCGCGACCAGAACGACGATATTGATCGGGAAGATGCCGCTGCGCGCTTTGACGCTGACTTTGTCCTGATGACCGGCGAGCTGGCTTCCCTTCTCAATAACCTGACTACGGCGCTCGGCGGCGAAGCCAAACGATAACCCCTAAGCAGTGACCTACCCCATCGCAATGGGTTGGGTTGCTGCAACCAAAATTCGGCGCGGTGCAGCGCGAAATAACACGGAGAACTAACGATGTCCTTTATTCAAACCCTGAGCGGTAAGCATTTTGATTACCTGAACGCGCAAACAGACGATGTTGATATTGAGGACATCGCCACTGCCCTGTCCAATATTTGCCGCTTCGCCGGTCACCTGCCGGAGTTTTACAGCGTGGCGCAGCACTCCGTTCTGTGCAGCCAGATCGTGCCGCAGGAATACGCCTTTGAAGCGCTGATGCATGACGCCGCTGAAGCCTACTGCCAGGACATCCCCGCGCCGCTGAAAAGGCTGCTGCCGGATTACCGCCGGATCGAAACGCTCGTTGATGACCTGATCCGCTCTAAGTTCGGGTTGCCCCTGCATCAGTCCGACATGGTGAAATATGCCGATTTGGTCATGCTGGCAACCGAGCGTCGCGATCTGGAAATCGACAACGGTACGCACTGGCCGATTCTCGAAGGCATACCGGCATCCGACCTCATCCAGATCAATCCACTCCGCCCGGGTCAGGCTTATGGCCTGTTCCTGAACCGCTTCAATGAACTGAGCGAGGCGCGCCAATGAAAGAGCAAATGGCAAAAATGACCATCATTGAGCTGGTCAGAACGGCGCATAACTACGCCACCAGCATTAAGCAGACTGGTGTTTATTCCGATTTAGTGGGTGAAATAGCTTCCCGGCTTGAAGCGCTTAATTTGGCGTATATCGGATTAACGAAAAAAAGTAATGGAATGCAATCAGAGCGCGATCAGCTGTCAGCACAGCTTGCGGATGTGGTGGCTGAGAATGCGGAGCTGAAGGCTGCAATTCAGTCGCACAGTGAATCCGTCCACTTCTGCGAGTTATGCGGAAAAGACGACCCTTGCAGCACAGATGACATTTGCTATGTGCTCAAAGAAACTCCCGCCACGGATCGCTTCCTGGCCGAGCAGCAGTCAATCGGCATTCAGAAAGCGGCGGACAGTGGCTTGTTCAGCAACTGGGTTAATCAATCACTCATCAGCTTTGCGATTACTGTTCGTAATGGTGACGACTTCGCCGCCCAGCTGCGCAACGAGGTGAAGGTATGAGGCCAGATGAAGATTTAGACCGTTGTCCACGCTGTAAAGAAGACATGTGGGTAGGTCAAAAGCTTTGCCGGATATGCCAGAGCGAAGAAGACCTGGAGGATGCTGCATGCGGCGACGGCAACCCCTTTGATGACGATTATTACGTCGAGGTGAAGCATGACTGACATCACCGAACTGACGGCGAAGCTGAAAGCGGCGGCGCTGAAAGCAACGGCGCTCAATCTTGACACTGCACAAGTTAAGAGGGGCAACGGTGGGTATTTAGAATGCCCATGCTGCGAAGGCGCTGGCTACGTCGAAGAAGAAAATGACTTCTGCAACATCGACGGCGTGGCACTTGGCGTCCAATTCTACGGAATAGGCCCGCATCACGGCCTGGCAGAAGAATACTTACGTGAAGCCAACCCCACCAACATCCTGGCGCTGACAGAGGCGCTGGAAGCCGCACAATCTCGCATAGCTGAGTTTAAGGCACGTGCGGAAGCCGCAGAGAAGCGCTACGAAAACCGCACGCCGACAGAGTGGGCTTACGGCCAGGCATGCGCGGCCATTGAGAATCATCGTGCTCGCGCTGATGCAGCGGAAGCCAGAATCTCCGAGCTTGAGGCCAGAACGCTCACCGTGAAGCTGCCACGCCGTCGCACATATGAAGACTATGCGGATGCCAGGTTCAGCAATGCGGATTTAGCGGCAATCCACAACGTCACGGTTTCTTCGATGATCCGAATATTTGAAGAAAATTGCGCCGCCGCGGGCATCAGCCTGAAGATAGAGGGGGAGTGAGTATGTCCAGTGTTATCAAAATGGAGTGCGTGTACTCCGAAAAGACCGAGTGGTTTACTCCTGGAGAAATTTACGACTCTGAAAAGCGCGGCCCGGATACCTGCTTATGCGGTGACAATCTTGTTTCTGACCTTAATCCTGAAGACTGGTACGAAATGAGCTTACGCGCTGACGGATTATGGTTCCTGACCGGATTTCAGCAGTCAACGCTGTTTCGTGCAATTGAGGACTAACCCATGACACTGACCAGAGAAAGACTGGAAGAAATCCGCGATTACGACACTTGCGTAACGCTGGAGGAGTCAGCAGAAATGGCCCGCCGCCTGCTTGCGGTCGAAGGTCAGGAGCCGGTGGCGTATTTGTACCGCGATAAGCTTCACGCTGATGCGAGATTTAGCCTGGAGCCAAGATTTGGTAACTGGTCACCAGAAGACATCAACGAGTACGAAATTACGGAAACTAAGCTCTACGCCTCCCCGCAGCCAGCACCAGTAGCGCAGCCGGAATTGACAGTGTGGTATGGCGCTATGCCGGAGAGCAACGGCAAAACCAACTGGACGGCAATTCTGCGTCGTAAAGATGGTGGGTGCAGAGTGTTCACAATTGACTGCTCGGAATACCCTGACCGCGTGCGCTATGAAGCAGATAGAATGCGCTGGATGATTGGTGAATTGCCAGAAGAACCAGACATTCTGGCTTATGACGAGCATCTGCACAGTGGCTATGTGCCACCAGTAGCGCAGCCAGTGCAGGTGCCTGAGCCTATTAAACGTAACGATGCGGACGGATGGTGGATGTACAAAGGGCGTCGAGTCGGTGGCGGCTGTGCTGAGTGGTACAATCGGGCGCTTGGAGACTGGCGCGCCGCCATGCTCAAAGCCGAACCTGTAAGCCAGCCTTACAAGTTGCCTGAAGGTTGGAAGCTTGTGCCTGTTGAGCCGACAGCGGAAATGATTTCTTCCGGTATAGCGGCCCACTACGAACGCAGCCAAATTCAAATCCACGACAGGCCGGCGCCGGGGCCAATGGAGTGCGCTTATGTTGCCATGCTCGCCGCCGCCCCACAGGAGCCAACCAAATGAACCACTTAATGATTGACCTCGAAACCATGGGCAACAAGCCCACCGCTCCTATCATCTCGATCGGCGCCGTGCTGTTTGAACCCTCTACCGGCGAGCTGGGGCCGGAATTTTATGCCGTCGTGGATCTGGAGAGCTCTCTGGTGGGCGATGCAGTGGCCGACCCCAGCACCATTCTATGGTGGATGAAGCAAAGCGCGGAAGCGCGGGCGGCGATCACCAGCGATAACCGCATGCATATCACTAATGCGCTGGGCGGTCTGAGAAGGCTGATTGATGAAAACTGCATTCTTAGAGACCTACAGGTCTGGGGTAACGGGGCGACATTCGACAACGTGATCACCCGGGCCTCATTCGAACGTCATGGTTTCCACTGCCCCTGGCAGTTTTGGAACGACCGCGACGTGAGGACGATTGTCGAGCTGGGTCGCGCTGTCGGCTTTAACCCACGCTACGAGATCCCCTTTGAGGGTGATATGCATAACGCGCTGGCGGATGCCCGGCACCAGGCGAAGTATGTTTCGGCAATATGGCAGCGGTTAATTCCTGCCACCAGCGAATAAGGTTAAACACCCGGGTGCAGCCGGGCAAAGTGGAGGTAACTATGCAAGAAGTGATTCAGTTAGCGCCTAACGAGTGGGTTTGCGAAAGTGTTCTTATCACGGTGACCGGGCTGAAGCCGGGGACCATCCTCCGGGCCAGAAAAGAATGCTGGATGGTTGGACGGGAATATATTCACGTTTCCCCGGATGGCAATCCGAAACCATCCAGTGAGTGTATGTATAACCGCAAGGCAGTAGATGCGTGGGTTGCCTCGCTCAGAAATAAACAACCTGGGTGATTTGATACCATGAAAAAGGTAAGCTCACATCGCTCTTGGGCGTCGGGAGGGAACGATGGTTAAAGCCATATATCCGACAGGCGTCGAAAACCACGGTGGCTCTTTGCGCATCTGGTTTACTTATAAAGGTAAGCGTGTCAGGGAAAACCTCGGTGTCCCTGACACCATAAAGAACAGGAAGATCGCCGGGGAACTGAGGACATCGGTATGTTTCGCAATCCGCACAGGGACGTTCGACTATGCGGCACAGTTTCCCGAATCACCTCACCTCAAGACTTTTGGGGTAGGCAGGAAAGAAATTACAGTGAAAGAACTCGCAGAAAAGTGGCTGGATCTGAAAAAGATGGAGATTTCTGCGAACGCCCTCAATCGCTATGAGTCGGTCGTAAGAAATATGGTGCCACGGATCGGAGGGGGCAGACTGGTAGCCGCGGTGACCAAAGAGGATCTACTGTACATCAGGAAGGATTTGCTTACCGGCCATCTGGCAGGACTGAAAAGCGATTCACTGACCAAAGGCAGAAGTGTTGTTACCGTAAATTATTACATGACAACAATCGCGGGAATGTTCCAGTTTGCTGCAGATCATGGCTACATAAAGTCGAATCCGTTTGAAGGTATTAAGCCGCTGAAAAAAGCCAGGGTAGAACCCGATCCGCTAACTCGTGACGAATTTATCCGCCTGATTGAAGCATGCCGGCATCAGCAGACGAAAAACCTGTGGTCATTAGCAGTGTACACAGGGGTGCGTCACGGGGAACTGCTCTCCCTGGCCTGGGAAGACATCGATCTTAAAGCTGGGACAATAACAATCCGCCGTAATTATACGAAACTGGGTGAATTCACTCTACCGAAAACTGATGCCAGTACGAACAGAGTGATCCACCTGATAGAGCCAGCTGTTAGCGTACTGAAAAACCAGGCTGAAATGACAAGGCTGGGCAAGCAGCATCAGATTGATGTTCAGTTGCGCGAATATGGCCGTGCGGAGAAGCACGACTGTACGTTTGTCTTTAATCCGCAGTTGGTCAGGCGCAGCGATCAGGTAGGTTTTGTGTATAAGGTCGATTCGATAGGTGACTCCTGGGACGCGGCGGTTAAGCGAGCAGGAATAAGGCACAGGAAGGCTTATCAGTCACGCCACACTTACGCGTGCTGGTCATTATCGGCTGGCGCAAACCCCAGCTTCATTGCCAGTCAGATGGGTCATGCAAGCGCCCAGATGGTGTTCAATGTGTACGGGGCCTGGATGGCTGACAGCAGCACAGAGCAGATAGCGATGCTCAACCAAAAGCTTGGCGACTTTGCCCCATCAATGCCCCATCGCCCACAAGGCAGTAGTGGAGCATTTTTAAAATCAGTAAGTTAG